AAACTTTTTAGCAGACACATTATCAGCAGTTGGATTTACTGTTGTACCTGGTGCATAAAGATTTCTTTTACTTCCAATTTGATTAACCCTTGTATTGATTTACAGGGGTTTTTCTATTTAAGACGAACTAAAAAAATTATATTTCGTTATATTATTAGATAGTGTAAAAAATGAAGATAGTACAACCTATTACATCTGAACAAGAGATACTTATTATTCCAAGAGAAAGTTTAGATTATTCTAACTTAGACTTTAAGGGTAGAGTTATATCTGATGGTGGAACTATAAGTAATTCTTCTTGTGTTTCTACTGCACTTGCAGAGCATAATGATGTTGATATGATTATCAAGAAAGATGGACAAAATACTACTGAAACTATAAGTAACTTAGTTGTAACTGAATTAAGTAATTATTTTAAGGTATCATTTTCATCTACAATATTAGAGGAAGGTTTTGGGTATTCTATAACATTAACTAAAGGTGGTAGTTTATTCTACAGAGATAAACTTTATGTTACATCTCAAACAGACTTTACAACAAAGCATAAACAATCTCAAAATAAATATAAAGAGGTTGTAGACGATAATACTTACGTGATATAATATGAGCGATAAAAAAGAATTTAAAAATAACGTTAGATTTCTAAGTCTATCATCTTATCAGACACCAATAATCAAAGAGGAATATAATGATGATTATGTTTGCTTTGGTGAGGATAACGATTACTTTGATAGAGTTTGTGATTTATACCTAAACAGCCCTACTAATGCTACCTGTATTAATGGTATATCTGATATGATTTTTGGTAAAGGGTTAGAATCTCTAAATTCTGATGACTTTCCAGAGCAATATGTAAAAATGAAGTCTTTACTTAAGCCTGCTGAAATAAAGAAATTAGTTAAAGATTATTACTTATTAGGTCAAGGTGCTTTACAGATAACATACAACACAGGTAAAACTAAGATATTAAAGGTTTCTCATTTTCCAATGGAAACATTGAGAGCAAATAAAGCACAAGAAGGTATCATAAAAAAATGGCACTATCATCCTAATTGGAGTAACAAAAAGAAAGGAGACAAAACAAAACCAATACCTTCATTTGGGTTTGGTAGTGCTAAAGAATTAAATGAATTATATATCTTTAAACCTTATAAACCTAAATTCTATTATTATGCACCTACAGAGTATCATTCTTGCTTACAGTATGCTGAATTAGAAGGTGAAGTAAGTGAATACCATATAAGTAATATTCAGAATGGTTTAGCACCAAGTCTATTTATCAACTTTAATAATGGTGTACCAGACGACCAAACTCAACAGTTAATAGAGAATAAGATTAACGAAAAGTTTAGTGGTACTTCTAATAGTGGTAAAGCTATGATTGCTTTTAATGACGATAAGGAAAGTCAAGCTACCATAGAGCCTATACATTTACCAGATGCACACGCACAATATCAGTTCTTATCTGATGAAGCAAGAGAGAAGATAATGTTAGGTCATAAGATTGTATCACCTATATTATTAGGTATTAAAGATAATACAGGGTTTGGTAACAATGCAGAGGAATTAAGAACTGCATCTGTATTAATGGATAAAGTAGTTATAAGACCAAGACAAGATGAAATCCTTAATGGACTTAAAGAGATATTATCTTTTAATAACATTCATCAAGACTTATATTTTGTAACATTACAACCTATAGAGTTTACTGCATCTGAAAATATAGCTACAAATATACGTAGAGAAGAAGAAACAGGAGAGAAGTTATCGAGTGATAAAGAACAAGAAGACTTTTCTGATGAAGAAGGAGAAAACCTAATAGACCAATTAGAAGGCTTAGGAGAGGTTTTAAGCGACGATTGGGAGATGGTCTATAGTGAAGTATACAAAGACGAGAAAGAAGAGCTTAAAATGGCTGAAATCAAGTATAAAGATGGTAAGAGTAAAGAAGATAATGAAGTCTATAAAATTCGTTATGCTTATATGCCTGTACGCAATAGCAGTAAGAGTAGAAACTTTTGTAGGAAAATGGAAAGCTTAACAGCTAATAAAGTTGTATTTAGAAAGGAAGATATTAATATGATGTCTTTTAGAGGTGTTAATAAAGAGTTAGGACATAAAGGAAGAAACTATAGTTTACTAAAGTTCAAAGGTGGTAAAAACTGCCATCATTACTGGGAGTTACAGGTTTACAGAAAGAAGAGTGGTAAGAAGGTAGATTCAGAGGCAGCCTATGATAAAGGGTTAACTGAACCTAACAATCCTAATGAAATGCCTGTTAGACCTGTGGATATGCCTAATAGAGGTGGTATGTTAAGTAAAATAAGAAAAACATTTGGCTATGAGTAAAGCGTTATTTATATCAGTTAAAGATTTAAAAGATAAGTCTATTATTAATGGTAATGTAGATGCTGATAAGATAATACATTTTATTGAGATAGCACAAGACATTTATATACATCAGTATTTAGGTACGTCTTTATATGACAAGTTACAGGCGTTAATTATAGCAGACACCTTAGATGATGTAGGTAATGCTAATTATAAGCTATTAAGAGATAACTATATTAAACCTTGTATGATTTGGTTTACACATATAGAGTATTTACCAGAATCTTTATTTACTATAGATAATAGTGGATTAACAAGACACAGGGGAGAGAATGAAGATGCTATAGACTTTTCAGAGGTTGATAGGTTAGTAGATAAAGCAAGAGCAAGAGCAGACTTTTACACACAGAGAATGGTAGATTACCTATGTAATAACTCTAACTTGTTTCCAGAATACTTAAACAATTCAAACGAAGATTTAAGACCTAATAGAGATAATAATAATTTTTCAAGTATAGTAATCTAATGGATAAGAAGAGAGATAGAAAGAAGGTTGGAAGTTATAAAGTAAAGGACAAGAACGTTATAAACCTAAATAAGTTTTACAAGGAAAAGATTAAAGAATGGCAACAAACACAATAAATTGGGGTAAAATATATGAATCTACTTGGTGGGGTATAGGTGTTAATTCTAACACTATATCTTGGGGTAAATCTTATGAAGAGTTAGCAGGGTTTTCTGAATTAGTACAAAGGTTTGTATCAAGAGTAGAAACAGATAGTGGAGTAGTTGAAAGTGAAAATTGTGTAAATAACGTAGACTTTAAAAATAATAATTGGGATTACTATTTCAGAGTTATAGATGATAGTGGAGTAGTAGAAAGTTTAGAATGTATAAATAATATTTAATAAAAATAAAAATGTCAAAAATTCCGAGCATATGTATGATACCTTCAGGGTATAAAGCAAACAAAGTGTATAGTGTATTACCTACAAATGGTGATGCAGATTTAGCAACAACAAGAGCATCAACAGCAACAAGGGTTAATGAAATAGGTTTAATAGAAGAAGTAGCTTCTAATGTACCAAGATTAGATTATTCTGATGGTGGATGCCCTGCTCAATTATTAGAGCCTGAATCAAGAAATTTATTTACGCATTCAGAAGATTTTAGCACTTACTTAGTTTCTCCTACACAAACAACTAATTCGACTGTTGGAATTAATGGGATTTCTGTAAACTCTTATTATGGTGCAACTACTTCTTCAACAATTACTGTTTTAACAGATACATACTATACTGTAAGTATCTATGCTAAAAAAAATAATTGGGGTTTTATACAAATACGAACATCAAATTTTGATGCAGGTAGTAATGCAAGGACTTGGTTTGATTTAGAGAATGGCATTGTAGGCTCAACCGACACACCTGCTAATCACATCAATCAAACTATTAAGTCATTTGGTAACGGATGGTACAGATGTAGTATTACTTTCAAATCGGTAACAGATTTGAACGGTAATGTTACTTTCTCTGTAAATGAATCAGACACAAGTTTAATAAATGGTTCTTCATCATCTGAAGATTTATTTTTCGATGCAGCACAATTAGAAGAACAATCTTACGCAACAAGCTATATACCAACAAGTGGTGCAACTGCAACAAGAGTAGCAGAAACATTAAGTAAGACTGGCTTAAGTAATTATATTAATAGTAGTGAGGGTGTTTTTTATTTTGAGGGTAGTTTTTTATCAAATTCTGATACTTCTTTAATAGAACTTAATGACAACAGTAGTAATAATAGAGTTTCTATTTATACAGAAAGTGGTTTGTTGAACGCTAATTGCTTTAATGGAGTAAGCAACACTATATCTTTTGCAGGTAATCCAACTGAAAACAACAAATTAGCTATTAAATACTCAATTAATGATTTAAGATTTTTTATAAACGGGACTTTAGTTGGAACAGATAATACATTTTCAGGTTTTACATCTGATTTATCTGCAATTTATTTTTCTTTGTCGAGTGGATTAATTCCATTTAGGGGAAAAATAAAAGACTTAAGAGTGTACAATGAAGCATTAACAGACGCAGAATTACAAACTTTAACAAGTAACTAATGAATAATATTGGATTTGTATATAAATGGACTGACCTCTATAATGGTAAGTATTATATAGGTTCTCATCGTGGAGATATAAATGATGGATACATTGGTAGTGGCTATTATTTTAAAAAAGCATATAAAAAAAGAAAAGAATGCTTTTCAAGAGAAATACTTTATATTGGTAAAGATTATATTGAGTTAGAGGAATTTATTTTGCAAGAGTTAGATTGCAAGAATGATGTTAATTCATATAATTTAACAAACAATGCAAGAGGTGTATCAATGCAATCTAAAGAAACTAAAATAAAAATATCTGAATCTAAAAAAGGAAATACATTTTTCAGTAAAGAACATAGACAAAAATTGTCTTTAGCAAAAAAAGGGAAATTACACCCTTGCTACGGAACTCAAGGATATGTAAAAGGAATGAAACATTCTAAAGAAAGTAAATTAAAAATGTCTAAATCAAAGTCAAGAAAAGTGTTTTGCGAATTAAAAAATAAAACATATCAAAGTGTTAAAGAAGCATCTTTAGATTTAGGTGTTTCTGTATCACATATTAATAATATGATTAATAGGTATAAAGTAAATAAATATAAATT